TGAAATGAGGGATGCTGGAATTAGTCCAGGAGGCATAGAAGGTGACCTTGGCGGTTTAGAAGATGAAATAGAAGACGATGGCGAAATGCCTGTAGACGGAGGAGGTGGTGAAGCACCATCTACAGTTACAGGTGACGAACTTGGTTCCCCAGCAACAACTGACCAAACGGTATAAATACAATATGATATTACGAGAATTATTTTATTTTGATAAAGAAACTATTGAGCCTGTAGACGATAAACGCTACGAGGCTGGTAACGATGACACTCCTATGAAAAAAACTGATACAAGGAAAACACGTTTAAAGTTATCTCAGATTAATAGAATTCGCAAGTCATCTGAACTACATGCAGAAGATAAGCAGAAGGAACTAGAGTTCGTAAAACAAATGTACGGCATCGCTGCTATTGCACAACAAGAACCTGTATAAAGTTATGATGAATGAAAACTTATATTCCTGGTGAAACGAAAGTTCAGCGAAAAGCTCGAAAAAATTTAACTAAACATAAAATACAACCAGATGTTGCGTTAGATCCTGCACCGAGTATTACTGTTTCTGAATCACCGACTAATCAAAAAATAGCATTTATTATTGGCAACGGTACTAGTAGAACTCCAATAAGTCTACATAGTCTAAAACCGTTTGGAAGAATATACGGATGCAATGCATTATACAGAGACTTTGTTCCTGACTGTTTAATAGCTGTAGATACTAAGATGGTTTTAGAACTTAACAAATTAGGCATACAACATAAAATGGAAACTTGGACAAATCCTAACAGAGCTTATCAAGAAATGACAGGATTTAATTTTTTTCAACCTAGTAAAGGATGGAGTAGTGGTCCAACTGCATTATGGCATGCATCTGAAAACACAGACTTTGATACCATTTACATATTAGGGTTTGATTACGAAGGCACTGGAACACAAGTTAATAATATATATTCAGGCACACAAAATTACAAAGCACCCACAGAAAAGGCAACGTACTACGGAAATTGGCTTAAACAGACAATAATTACTTGTCAGAATAATCCTAGAAAGAGATATATAAGAGTGTTAGGGGATAAATTTTTTAGCCCCCCAGAATTGAATAGACTAGATAATGTTGAAAATATGCATGTTAATGATTTCAAAAAATCCTTTAATATCTAGTATTTTTCCAAAACGGCTCGTTTTGAGCCTATATCTACGCACTTTTCTGCATATAAAGTAAATATATTATGACAGCCCATACCCAATCGGTATGTACAATTATTATAGGAGAGTAAAATGGCAGATCGCAATAAATTCGAACAAATGCTAGAGTTACTTGTCAATGAAGACAAGGACGCAGCAGAAAAATTATTCCACGAGATTGTGGTAGAAAAATCAAGAGATATCTATGAAGGTCTTTTAGAAGACGACAAAGATGTTGACGAAACTACAGACGAAGAAGTTGACGAAGCATCTGATGAAGAAGTAGATGAGTCCGATGAAGAAGTTGACGAAGCATCTGATGAAGAAGTAGATGAGTCTGATGAAGACCTAGACGAAAACTTTAACTTAGACGAGTTTGAAGTTGAAGCCGATCCAATGGATGTTGGTGGTGACGAAACTGGCGACTTAGCAGCAGACTTAGGTATGGACATGGACGACGGCGAAGCAGAAGAAGAAGCTGGCGTTGAAGATCGTGTTGAAGACCTAGAAGACGCATTAGACGATCTTAAAGCAGAATTTGAAAAAATGATGGCTGGCGATGACGGCGAAGAAGCTGATGACGGCGAAGAAGCTGATATGGATATGGATGCAGATGATGGCGAAGAAGAGCCTGAAGAAGCATTTGCTTTTGAAGCAGCAGACGAAGACGATGATGATGCTGACGATGATGATGCAAAGAAAGAGTCTAAAATGAATCAAACAGCTGGCGAACAAATGCGTGAATACGTAGAGAAAGTTTCAGCTACAATGGGCGATAACGGAGCAAACTCAAAAAGCTCTGTAGCAAGCTCAAATAATATGGGAGGCACAGCAAGTAACTTGAATCAAGGTTCAGAAGAAAGTGGTGGCGATCATACTGGTCTAGGAGACGCAAGTCCTAAAGACCAAGACGGCGGCAATGTCAATGTACCAGGTGGAAAGGCTTCTAAATCATTAAAAGCAGCTCCAGGCCATGGTGCAGAGAAAAAAGGCAAGCCAGAAGCAGCAACTGATAAGAAATCACTTATCGGTGGCAAGTAAGTTAAGGAAGACTAGATGAACTACTTACGAGAGAACTTGACATTCGACCAGTCCGGAATAGTACTTGAGAATACTAACGAGGGTAAAGACCTTTATATGAAAGGTATCATTATCCAAGGTGGTATTCGGAACGCTAATCAACGAGTGTATCCTGTATCCGAAATAGGCAGGGCTGTCAAAACTCTCAACGATCAAGTGTCTGGAGGATATTCAGTTCTCGGAGAAGTTGATCATCCAGAAGGTCTTAACATAAACATTGACCGTGTAAGCCATATGATAACTGAATGTTGGATGGATGGCGATAACGGTTATGGAAAACTAAAAGTATTACCAACTCCTATGGGGAACTTAGTTAAAACAATGCTTGAAAGCGGAGTTAAACTAGGTGTTTCCAGTAGGGGCTCTGGTAATGTTAGCGAAGACGGTAGCGGAAACGTTACTGATTTTGAAATAATCACTGTGGACGTTGTGGCTCAGCCCAGCGCCCCTGGTGCTTATCCCACACCAATATACGAGCACCTAATGAATGCACGTGGAGGGATGAAGGCATATGAATTTGCACAGGCAACAAAAGAAGACCCAAAGGCACAAAAGTATCTTAAGGAATCACTAATTAATATTATTAGTGGACTCCGATAAACTAGGAGACAATGGTATGATAGATGCACTAAAAACACTTTTTGAAAATGACGTGGTATCATCCGAAATTAAGGCTGAGATTGAAGAAGCATGGAATAGCAAGATTCAGGAAAACAAAATGCAGGCAACTGCTGAGTTACGTGAAGAATTTGCTACAAAGTATGAGCACGATAAAGAGACTATGGTCGAAGCTATCGACTCGATGCTTTCTGAGCGTCTTCAAGTAGAGATTGCAGAGTTTGCAGACGATCGCAAACAATTAGCAGAAGCAAAAGCAAAATATGCTGTTGCCCAACGTGATAATGCAAACTTACTCAAAGGTTTTGTTGCTGAGCAATTAGCAACTGAAATCAAAGATTTACATGCAGACAAGAGAGTTATGGCAGAACAATATGCTAAACTTGAAGAGTTTGTTGTAGAGGCCTTGGCAGGTGAGATATCCGAGTTCCAAGAAGACAAAACCGACTTAGCAGCAACCAAGGTACGCCTTGTACGTGAAGCTAAGACACACTTCGCTAAAGTTAAGAAAGACTTTATTGAAAGAAGTGCAACAGCAATATCCGAAACAGTTAGTAAAGCTCTTAAATCTGAGATTAACCAACTTAAAGAAGATATTGATACTGCACGTAAGAACGACTTCGGTCGTAAGATCTTCGAAAGCTTTGCATCTGAATATGGTACTAGCTACCTAAATGAAAATTCAGAAACTGCTAAACTTCTTAAAGTTGTGGACTTAAAAGACAAGCAACTACACGAAGCAAAAGCATTTGCAAAGAAAGCGAAACTAATTGCAGAATCAACAGCTACTGAAAAGAAGCGTATTGTTGAAGCAGCAACAAGAAAAGACTTAATTAACGATATGATGGCGCCTTTGGCAACAGATCAACGTGAAATTATGACAGATTTACTGGAATCAGTTCAAACAGGGAAGTTAAGAACTCAGTTTGATAAGTACCTACCAGCGGTTATCGACGGTAATACACCAGCTAAGAAGGCAACAAGATTAACAGAAGGCACAGAAGTTACAGGCAACAGAGATAACAACAACAACACTAGTTCACAGCAAGCACTCGAGGATAACAATAACAATGTTATTGATATTAAACGTTTAGCTGGTTTAAATTAAGGAGATAATTATGTCAGAACTACTAGAAAG